ATTCAAGCATTATGAGTGAAACATTAACGCATGATACAACAACACCTGCAACTAGAACATCACATATACAAGAAATGATTATGCAAGGTTTAACAGACACTCAAATACTTGATTTACACAGTGAAATAAGTCAAGCAGATATTGATACAGCTAAACGCGCATTGTTATAATGTCTATTACAGAAAAACATCGCGGACCAGGTACACCATACTATTGCGATGCTGATAGAGAGTACTGGAAACAACGCAAAGAAACTTTTGTTTTACCTAAGAAGGTTGTTCTTGTTAAGAAACCAACTTATTTAAGCCATCAAAGCCAAGCAAGTATAGGTAATGTATGGCAGTTTGATATGCGTGAAACAACTATAGACCGTAGTGAATGGGAGTATTCATGCATAACGCCAGCCCAAACAGGTGCTAGTTTAAAAAGAATAGCAGGTAAACATGCTATAGATTGGTGTAGTACAGTAGGTATAAGCAGTTATATGCTGTTAAACCAACACACACGCGTTACAACAGTTGAATGTACACCAGAAACAGCAACATTAGCTAGAACAAATTTACGGGCTATATTGAAACAAAATAACATAGATTCAAACAGGCATGAGCTTGTTGAATTACAGTGTAATGTACATACCAGTCATATTAAAGCAATGAATATAGATTGGACTGCATATGATACTGTAAGATTGGGTAGTAACAGCGCAGAAAACATATATATGTCAATACGCGCCCAATTAACAAACTGTAAACAGGTAATTGTGCCTAGTTTAACAGTTAATTTAAAAGCACAATTATTATCAGATGGTTACAAGTTTATTGAAAACTTTAAAGCTGCTGATTATTTTGCAAAATGATAAATACAATAAAAGCACAAGGAAAACAATATGACTGACACAAATCAGGTTGAGGCAACTGAAGCCGCAGTAGAAAATACTGAAAATCAGGTTAATGAGACTAACGAACAAAGTTTTACCCAGGACCAGTTAGATCGCATTTTAGAAGACCGTTTGGCTAAACAACGCAGAGCGTTAGAAAAACGATATGCTGGGGTAGATCCTGAACACTACAAAGAACTTGCTAGTGCTGAGGAGCAGAAGAAGCTGGAGGATGCTAAAGCTAAAGGCGAATTTGAGAAAATCCTTAAGGAAACAGTAGGTAAAAAAGAAAGTACTATTGAACAATTACGCAGTGAATTACACAGTGTTAAAGTTGATGGTGCCGTACTTAGCGCTGCTAATAAACTAGGAGCAATTAATGCACAACAAGTTGTTGCATTGTTGAAAACTCAAATAAGACTTAGCGATGATGGTAATGCAGAAGTTGTTGATGACAATGGCAATCCGCGTTACACAGAAAAAGGCGATCCTATGCAAGTAGAGAATTTGGTATCTAGTTTTCTAGAAACTAATCCTCATTTTGCTAGATCAACTCCAGGCGGAACAGGAAGTAAGAGTAATTTAACACCTGCAAAGAGTGATAAAATTAATCTTGCAGATTTGGATCTTACAAGACCAGATCATCGTAAATTGTATACAGAGGCTCGTAATAAAGGTCTCGTATAATTAACAAGCCAAAAGGAGAACTAACATGGCACAAACTAACTATATCTCAACTCTTAATTATGAAGAGTTACAGGTACCAATTAAAGCTGCAACAGTATTTGCAGCACACGAAGCATCACTTTTCTTAGGTGGCGCTTTAATCCCATCAGTAGCTGCACCAACTGGCGTACTTAGAGTACCGTCATTAGCTGCAACAAGTGCTGATGTAATCACAAGAGCTGGCGCAAATGTTGACGATATTACTATCCAACAACCAACTCCAAGTAAAAATGACATTGATGTTGACTTATATGCAAGTCGTTCAGTGCTAAGAGACCTAGGTTCAATTGACGCAAATGAAATTGGAAGAGTTTTAGGTAACGCAGTATCTAGCGAATTTGATAAAGCTGTAATGGCAACTATTGGTGCTAATACAACAGAACAAGAAAACACTGAAACTTCAAGAGACTTAACAGTTGATGAAGTTATGAAAGCTGTTGGTACAATTCGTGCAACAGGTGAAACTGGACAGTTGTTTGGAATCGTTGGCGCAGGTGTATACGCTGAATTAATGAAAGACATTGGTTCAAATGCATACGCAGGTGGTGAATTTCAAAATACAGCAATGCGTTCAGGTTTCTTAGGTAACATTGCAGGCGTGAATATGTTTGTTAGCAGTTACTTAACTGATGCAAATGTAGGCTTAGCTTCACACAATGCACAAGCAGTTGTGTTTGCAGCAGATGCTTACAGAATCGCAATGCAAAAAAATGTTGATGTTGAGATTGCAAGACGCGCAGAATCTGTAGGTTTTGATGTGGTAGCAAGTTTACACGCAGGTGTAGGTGCTATTGACGCAACAAGATCTGTTTTGATTATTGACGAAAGTGCGTAATTAACGATTATTAATATTATAGTGTGGGGTTTATCCCCGCACTATTATAAGGAAAAGGAGAGTCTGAATGGCTTTATTTACGGAAAACGATATGTTAGAGTATATGCCAGATTTACATAATCATGGTATTCAAGACTTTTCTGATATGATCGCGAAAACGGACGAAGATGTATACCGTCTATTGAGAGTTGAATGGTGGCCAAAATTACAAGGCAGAACAAGTAGCCTACATGATTTTGACACAACTAAACTTAAAGATAGTCAATTAACGCGTAGTGCAGTTTACTATTGCTTATACAAATATGTATTACCTAAACTAACTCAATGGAGTCCAGAAGGTGATAGTTTTCAAACTCAAATTGCTTTTTACAAGAATGCATTTGATGAGGAATTTAGTGTAGCAACCAGTCAATTGAATTACGACTTTGATGCAGATGGCGTACATGAGAGTCATGAACAAGAAATACAACCAGCGCAAAGGCTAGTTAGATAATGAGTATACGCAACGATATAACACAAAATATAGTTGATATACTTGGTGATGCTAATGATCCTAAGCCAATATATGTAACTAGAGAGAGTATAGACATTGAAAACTTATCAAGACAGCAGTTTCCTGCTATTATGGTACGAAGCGGCAATGAGGTTCGCAGTGAATTTACTATGTCTGGTGCTGATGGTCAGCGGAGCAGTATTTACAATATTATTTGTCAGTGCTTTTGTACTGGTGCTAACATTGATTTACAGCTTAACGACATTGTGGAGAGAGTTGAAGAAGCTCTTGAAGCGGATCGTACGCGAGGTGGTGTAGCATACGATACTAGACTGCGCGAAATTGTAGTAAACGATGATATTGATCAAAGATTTGGCGAAGTGTCGCTTAATTTTGAAGTTGAATATCAATATGTTAGAGGAGTGGCTTAATGAAAATCATAACTAACAAAACAAAAACAAAGTCTTTTGAGTGTGATCATTGGTCACCTGAAAAGATTGAATCACATTTAGCTTATGGCTGGACAATTGATGATGGTAGCAATACAAGCAGCAAGAAATCTAAATCAAAAGCTAAAGAAGAATCTTTTGAAGAAACAGTTGATACAACAGTTTTAGAAGAAGAAGCGTCAACAATAGCAGAGGAGAACTAATATGGCAGCTATAAGAGGAAATAAAGGTGTTATAAACTTTGGCAGTACTGCCTTAGCTAACATTACTTCATATACACTAGATACAACACAAGATTCCGCTGAAACTTCAGCAATGGGATCAACAACTAGAACATTCATTAAAACAATGCATGGTTTTAGTGGTAGTGCTGACTTTGTATTAGAAGATGGAGCTAGTACAGCACAGTTTGAAGCAATAGCAGCTTTAGACTTTAACACGGACACAAACGAAACAGTTACAATTACTGTATTACCAGAAGGTAGTGGTGGAACAAGTATGAGTGGCGAGGTTATCGTTACTGGTATGAGTGTAACAACATCATTTGATGGTGCAGTTACAGGATCGTGTACATTCCAAGGTACAGGCGACCTTACTTTAACAGGTGTATAATAACAATGAGTTTTATACGCTTTAGTTTAGCAGGGAACACCGTACTAAAGAGACAATTATTGAAGCTGAGGGACATACGCGCCCTCAGCCTTAGTAAAAAACTTGAAAGTGATCTAGCGTTCTTTACACCAAAAGGTAAAACAAAAGTAGCAAGTACTAGTTGGGTAAAACGCAAAACACGAGCAGGTTATACCATTCAAAATGATACATCATATATTGGTGTACTTGAGAAAGGTAGACATTTAACAAGCAGAGGCATGAGAGGTAGTACACAAGCACCAAACGGTATACTAACTCCAACATTAAGCAAAAATGCGCGTGCCATTAAAAACACAAGGAAATAAACATGAGTGAACAAAATTATACAAACCCAGTGATTGCAAGTGCTGTTAAGCATTTTAGAGATCGCAGTGAATCAGATATGAAGAAGATAGAAGTACCTGAATGGGATACAACTATCTATTATAGAGACACAAACAGTTTCAGTGACCAAAGTAAAATTATGCAGTTACACCAACAAGGTAAGGTTGTAGAAGCATTGGTAGAAACAATTATTGCTAAAGCTAGAAAAGCAGATGGTAGTAAAATGTTTAAACCAGCAGAAAGATTATTTTTATTGAACGAAGCTGATCCTGAAGTTTTGATCAAGATTGCTACAGAACTTAATTTAAGTACTGCTGGCTCATACGACTTGGACGAAACTGCAAAAAACTAAGGGACGATCCAGACCTATTAATTCTATGTAGACTGGGTCGTGAATTAAACATGACGCTTGAACAAGTGTCAAAAATGAGTACTGCTGAAGTTTATATTTGGCTAGCTTATTTTCAAATAGAGCAAGAGGAGACGCGTAAAGCTTATGGCAAGTCAAACAGTAAAATTAAACCTTGATACAAGAGAATTTGATAGAGGTATTGGCAGAGTAACAGCAGCGCTTGGTGCTATTGTTGGTTTAGCTACAATAAGAAAAGTAGCTCAACTAGCAGATGAATTTCAGCAGGTTAATGCTAGATTAAAACTAGCAACTGGCGGTGGTGAAGCTTTTATAAGAGCTCAAAAGCGTCTTAACGCACTTAGTGCACAAACAAGAAGTGGACTAAGCGAAACAACAGACTTGTTTAGTAGATTAGCTAGAAGTACAACTGAAGCAGGTACAAGTCAAGAAAAACTATTAACAGTTACAGAAACTATTAACAAAGCCATTAAGGTATCTGGTGCAAGTGCACAAGAAGCTAATGCAGCGATCATACAGCTTGGACAAGGTTTAAGTTCAGGAGCATTGCGTGGTGATGAATTACGCTCCGTTCTAGAACAAACTCCTAGACTAGCACAAGCTATTGCTGCTGGATTGGGTGTTACAATTGGTGAACTAAGAAAACTTGGTGGAGAAGGTAAACTAACTACACAAGTTGTATTGGATGCACTTGAAAATCAAGCACCTAAGATACGAGAAGAATTTAAAAAGATACCACCTACTATTGCTGACGCATTTACAGAACTTAATAACCAAGTGTTAAGAAGTACAAAAACACTTAATAAAGGTGGATTTGGTAGCTTATTACAAGGTCTTGCAAAAGGATTTGGTGATACACTAGACGCTATTAGCTCAACAATTAACGACTTATTACCTGAAAAAGACTTGCAAGCGCTTACAAAACGCGTACGCATAGGCTTTAATGATATTATTATTGGTTTATTAACTGGCTTTAAATCAGTTGAAAAACCAGTTAAAATGATATTTAATGTTGTAGCACAAGGTCTAAATAACTTGTTTAAAGTGTTTAATGCATTACCTCCTGAAGCACAAGCTATAGGTATTATTGGTTATTTCTTAATTGGTAGAAGTGTTAAACTTATTATTTTAGCTGTTGTATTAATGGCTAAAGAG